GACATGGAAGCAGACGCGGCCGCTATGTCGGGACCGTGGGAGGAAGCATGACCACCATTCACAAGGCACTCGCCGCCGAGATTTCCGCGACGGCCAAGGGATTCACCGCCGTCATCACCGCCGAGACGCTCGACCGCGACGGCGAGGTGTTGATCCCTGGCGGAATGAACTCCAAGGAGTTCGACCAGAACCCCGTCCTATTCTGGAATCACGACTACGCCAAGCCAGTCGGCCGAGCGGTCGGACTGAAGCGTCGGGAGCGCGACATCGTGGGCGAGTTTGTCTTCGCGCAGAAGCCTGCCGGCTATGTCGGCGAGTTCTTTCCCGAGGTGGCCGCGGCGCTCGTCGGGCAGGGCATCGTCAACTCCGTCTCGGTTGGCTACATCCCAGAGAACGGCGGCGTCCGACGCGCAAGCGACATCGACCGCAAGAAGTACGGCGATGGCGTCTCGACCGTCTACTCGCGGTGGAAACTGCTCGAGGTCAGCCTCGCGCCCATGCAGGCGAACCCAGACGCGCTCATAACGGCGGTCAAGAAGGGACTCGTCTCGCCCGTCGCGGCGAAGCAGTTCTTCGGCTACGAGCCGCCCAAGCGGGTGCAGATCGTCGTCCCTATGCCAGTCCGTGCGGACTCATCCGCTCCGAAGCGCGCGCCGATTGATACGGACGCCATCGTCGCGCGCGAAATCGCTCGAGCGCGGGGACGGCTGTGGTCGTGAGTCCTCGGCGCGCCTACGCAACGGCTGAAAGCGCGCCTCGCGGCTGACCATCGAACGGCAGGAGATCACCATGAAGACCATGGAAATCACGGAAGTGCGCGACGCACTCGCCAAGGCCGCCCGAATCAAGGGCGAGGCGGGCGTCATCGCACAGAAGAAGTTGATCCTCGATCGGTTTATGATCGTGGACGAGAACGGCGTGGCCGTCGACCCCGACGCCATTGACATCACCATCGCACCGGCCGCCGGCGAAGCCGAGGTCGAGACCGACATGGCAAAGGAGCCAGAGATGACCGAGGACCAGATCACGAAGAGCGTGCGCTCGGCAATCGCCGGCGCGACCCGCGGCAACGCGCCGACAATGGCCGTCACCGCCGAGCCGAAGGCGTGGGACACCGCGCGTCAGTACGGCCGCCTCAAGCACCTCAAGAACCGCGAGAGCGCCTACAAGATGGGCGCTTGGTTCATGGGTGCCATGGGCCACAAGAAGAGCGCCGAGTTCTGCGCGAACAACGGCCTCGTCATCCGCAAGGCCCACACCGAGGGCGTCAACAACCAGGGCGGCTTCCTCGTCCCCGACGAGTTCGAGAACGAACTCGTCACGCTGCGCGAGCAGTACGGCGTCATCCGCCGTAACGCGCGCATCTGGCCGATGGCCTCCGACACGCTGCGCATCCCGAAGCGCGCCGCCGGCCTGACCGCCTACTTCGTGGGCGAGGCTGCGCCTGGAACCGAGTCAACCCAGACCATCGACCAGGTGAACCTCGTCGCCAAGAAGTTGATGGCGCTCACGACCGTCACCAACGAACTGCTCGAGGACGCGCTCGTCAACATCGGCGACGACATCGCCGGCGAGATCGCGTACGCGTTCTCGTTCAAGGAGGACGACGCGGGATTCAACGGCGACGGCACCTCCAGCTACGGCGGCATCGTCGGTCTCGGCACGACCCTTGCGGACGCCACCTACCAGATCTCTGACGGTGCCGCGACCGCGACGAGCGGCGTCACCGTGGCCGAGATCATGGCTGGCCTCGCCAAGTTGCCCGGTTGGGCGTCGCAGCGGAGCAACATCAAGTTCTTCTGCAATAAGAGCGTGTATCACGCGGTCTTCGAGCGTCTCGCCATGGGCGCGGGCGGCGCGACGGCTACGGAGATCATCCGCGGCGTCACGGGTCCGTCCTTCTTCGGCTACCCCGTTGAGTTCACCCAGGCACTTGCGGCTGCTCCGAGCGGCGCGGGCGCGACCTACGCGTATGTCGGCGACATGACCCAGGCGGTCTACCTCGGCGACCGTCGCTCGACCACCGTTGCCTTCTCCGACTCGGCGCTCAACGCGTTCGAGCAGGACGAGCGCATCATCCGCGGCACTTCCCGCTTCGACATCGTCTGCGCGAACTGTGGCTCTGCCTCGGCCGCCGGCGCGATGATCAAGCTGACCCTCTGATCGAAACGGAGCGAACACACATGAAGCCATCAAACACGAAGTTCATCTGCGCGTCTGGCGCGGCCGTTTCGACGCTCACCGCCTCGATCGACACCCGCGGATTCTCCTACTGCCAGATCGTCGGATTCAACAACGCTGCGGCGGGTCTGCACGCGACCGCGGCGAACACGATCCTCCAGGAGTCGGACGACGACTCGTCCTGGGCGACGATCACCACCGGCCTGACGCCGCTCACGACCGCCTCGGCGGCGTCGGTCGCCAAGGTCGTCTGGAATGTCGACCTCCGCGGCCGCAAGCGGTACCTGAAGCCGACCACTGGCTACGCGGTGACCAACTCCCTCTCGCTCATCGCGGTCCTGCACAACGGCGCGGACGCGCCGAACACGGCAGGCGAGGTGAACGCGGTCAATGTCGCCAACATCTGACGCACCGAGCCATTCGCGTGGAACGGGGCCGCACTTCGGTGCGGCCTCGTTCTCTTTTGCGTAGCATCCCGCGCAGGAGGCCAGCATGGAATACGCAAGTGGACTGCCCGAACACATGGACATCGGATTCCGCGTCGCGGAGCGAAGCACAGAGGACGCCGTGGAGTACCTCCGCGACCTCGCGCGCACGATGAAGGACGGAGACACGATCGACCTCATCGTGCCGGACTTCGACCACACGGTGGCGATCTACGCGAACCAGAGCGGAGGAGCGGAGCAGCACGCGGTCGACGGCGGGCGCTTCAAGAGCATTTGGAACCGCACGAAGTTGGTCCGCGCGCTCGACGCGTGCGGCTTCGGCGTCACGGGACCGGCGTCGGGAACCTCATGGACGGAGGGTGGATACATCCGCATCCGCGCACGGAAGTACGCGCGCCCGACGCCGCAGCGCCCGATGAAGGACATCGGCGCGATCATGTCGCTGCCGCGCATCGCGTGGACGACGACCATGGGATGCCTGCACGAATCCGCCGCGAGCCTGGGGATTGATGTCACGCGCACGACGGGCGTATTCTGGGGCCAATGTATGCAGCGGATGGTCGAGGCCGCCGTTGCCGAAGGCCGAAAGTACATCCTGACCGTCGACTACGATTCCGTATTCGACGAGAACGACATCGTGCGCCTCTGGCAGATCATGGAGTCGAACCCTGATGTCGCGGTGCTCTGCCCGCTCCAGATCCAGAGGGACAAGGAGAACTCGCTCGTCTGCATCCAAGGGCCAGACGGCAAACTCGCGCGCGGCATCTCCGAGGAGCAGCTGCATTGCGAGGCCATCGACATCTACACGGGCCATTTCGGCCTGACGCTCATCCGCGTGGCCGCGCTCGAGGGCGTCGCGCGCCCGCTCTTCTGGGGTCAGCCAGACGCGCAGGGCGGATGGGGCAGCGGCCGCGTGGACGACGACATCCAGTTCTGGAACCAGATGAGGAAGGCGGGCCGGCGGATCTGCCTCTGCCCGCGCGTACGGATCGGCCACCTGCAACTCGTCGTCACATGGCCCGACGAGCGGTTCGAGGCCGTCCATCAGTACCACCCGCAGTACACGGACGAGGGGAGACCACCTTGCACGCTGACCTTCTGATCGTGCTGAAGCCGTTCTCGATCGCCGACACGCGGACGGGCCGGCGCGAACTTCGGCCAGGGACGGCCGTGAATCTGGACCTCCCGAATCTCGAGGAACTGATTCGCCGAGGCTATCTGAAGCGAATCGCGCCGGCGGCTCCGCTCTTCGCGGAATCGCCCGCGACCGCACCGAAGCCGATGAAGAGAAAGAGGGACTGAACCCGTGGCAATCGACGCAGACACGCTCGTCTCCATCGCCGACTTCAAGGTCTACGCGGGCATCACGACCGCGGCCGATGATGTCATTCTCCAGCAGACGATCGACCGAGCGTCGGCCGTGGCTTGCTCCTACTGCGGGCGAAAGTTCGTGCAGCAGGACTTCCTCGAGATCCGCGACACTTTCGGGAATCGCCGGCTTGCGTTGAAGCAGTCTCCGATCTCGGTGGTCCGATTCGTCGGCGTCGGTTGGGACAATGTGGTTGCCGTCGACTCGACGATCGCCTCGGATGCGTTCGCCTCGATCTCGGTGGACGATGCCCATGTGCATCTCTACCGCGTCGATAGCAACGGCGGCGCGCATCAGACGACGATCTCGCTGAACTCGCACAACACATCCACCGAGATCGCCACGCAGATCACCTCGACGACTGGCTTCCGCGGATCGGCGACGCTGAATGTCCCCGCGAAGTACATCCGCCGGCTTGCTGGGCGCGATCTGCGGAACTCCACCGCGTATCTCGAGGCTCCCACCGAGTCGGTCTACGACTACCAGATTGACCTGGCGACGGGTGTTCTCTACGGCGGGCAGCTGCACCTCTACCGCTCGATGCTGATCGACTATACGGCCGGCTACGAGACGATCCCGCTCGATGTCCAACAGGCGGTGATGATGATCGCGCAGCGGATCTACCATGGCCGCAAGCGCGACATGGGCGTCGGAAGCGAATCGCTCGGCGGATACTCCTACTCGCTCCGCGGAAGCGCGGAGATCGACATGGAGGCCAAGATGCTGCTCGACCCGTATCGGAGGCTGCGTTGAGCATCTCCAGCATCGTCGGCCGATTCGGGATTCCGCTCTATGTCTACCGACCGACCCTCACGGCGGCGTCGGATGGAACGGTGGTTCGCACATACGGTACGGCGGTGATCTCTGCGCGCGGATTCGTGCAGCCGAGCGGGCAGGCGCAGGACCCTTTCGAGGGTCGAGCGAGTTCGCGTACAACGGGCGTCGCGTACTTTGACGGAGCGCTAGACATCCGCATCGAGGACGAAATCTACTCGGGAACCTCTGGCAGCGTGACGGCGTGGCGAGTCATCGGCATGGTCAACGCTGGCGAGATCGGACGGTCCCTTGCGGCGCTCCATCTGAACATGACCGCGGTGGATGTGATCGAGGTCGAGCCGGCGGTGAGCCTCTGACATGGCGAAGGCAAAGGTCAACCTCGATCTCCCGAAGATTCGCGCGGCGCTGACCGCGGCGAACAACGAGGCCATGAATGTCTCGTTCCTGGCGCTCTCGCGCCTCGTTCGCGGCAAGTTGTCGCAGCGCGGTACGGGCAGGATCTACCGCGTCTCGCGCGGCGCGCGCGGCGGGCGAAACCTTCGCGCGCGCGGATTCCACCAGGCGTCCGCGGCTGGCTTCCCGCCGGCGGTCAACACGAACCGCCTGCGCGCGTCGTTCATCTCCGACCAGTTGGGCAGCTGGAAATACGGCTACGCTTACATCAGGTCGGGCGAGAAGAAGGCGATTCTCAACTACGGGTCGCGCGTGACATACGCGCCGATGCTCGAGTTCGGTACGCGCAATATGCGCCCGCGCCCGTACCTTCGGCCGACCGTGCAGGTGTTCTCGAAGCAGGCGAACCGCATCTTCGCCGTCGCGTACGCGCGGCACATGGGGAAGAAGCCATGAGCCAGAAGGCAATCCTCGACGCACTCGCAACCCGACTCGCGGGATCGACGCTCTATACGACGCTCGGCGGTCGGCTCGGCCTCGACGAACTGGCGGCGAACACGGCGCTCCCGCTGATGGTCTACCGCGTCACGGGAACCCAGACGGCGCAACTCTTCGGGAATACCGAACGGTACGACCTCACGCTCGAGTTCCAGTTCTACCAGAAGTCGTCGGACGGAACGCAGATGCACACGCTCTCCTCGCAGTTGAAGACGGCGCTCGACGCCTCGCTCGCTGCGTCTGGCTTCGATCGGATCGTCCTCATCCGAACGGGGACGGGAACACCCTCATACGAGGACGATTCGTGGACGATGACCGACACATACCGAGCGGTCGGATTCCGCCTCTGAAGGGAACACCATGGCAGTCACGCACTACCTCATCGGCAACGACGGCGACGCGACATTCACCGCCGGCACGACCACCCAGACCATCTTCAAGGTCCGCAGCTACGCGGCCACCCTCGGCCGCAACTCGGTCGACCTGACCGCGTTCGGCGACACGGGACGCCGCAAGCGCCTCGGGATGCTTGATGTCACGGGCAGCCTGAACGCGGTCATCGGCTTGGACAGCACCGCTAGCACGACGGTGACGAACTTCTTCGTATCCGAGCAGCGGACCTACAACACCACCGAGGCCGTCACGCTCTCCCTCATCTTTTCTGGAACAGTCGCGACCAGCCAGGCGAAGATTGTGGCGAAGGTCGTGATGAACAACTTTGCCTTCAACAACGACAAGGCTGGCGATGCGACGCTCTCTGCGAACTTCGAGAACGCGGACGGCGCTGCGCCCGTGGTCACCTGGCTCATCTGATGCTCGGGGGATCGCCGCTAGCCGGCGTCTGCACGCCGAATGGAGACGACTGGATCTCGACGCTCGTCCTTCGGGACGGACGCGTGATCCGTCGTAGGTTCTCGCCTGGGACCATGCCCGAGGACGAGGTGCTGCGGCTTTCGCTTCGGTACTCGGATGTCACCGCGGAGCAGGTCGCGGACGCTACGATCCGCAGGGCGTCGGAGGCGTCGGTGGTCTCGGTGGCCGTCGACGACCACTTCGAGCGCCTCATGCGGAGGATACGCGGATGAACCTATGCGCCCCATTTCCCGTCACGATAGACGGGACCGAGATCACATTGAAGCCTCTGACCGTCCGGCAGCGGCTTGCATTCGGAAACACGCTCGTCGAGCGCGAGCGGCAGAAGTCGCTCGAGGCTGGCAAGGCCGCCGGCCTGACGGGTCGGGATCTGGCCGATCTCGTCGCGGAGTCCGCGCGTGGGGCCGAGCGCGTGTCGTTCGTCGTGGCGTCCTGCTTCACGCTCGAGGGCGCGTTGATGGTCCTCGCGCTCGCGTCGACGGAGAAGGACGCGGAGCGGATCGGCAACGCGATGGAGCCTGGAGATGTGGGCGTCCTCGCGGCGCGGTGCATGGGCGTTTCGTTCGAGGCCAAGGCGACCGCCGCGGGAAACTGACTCGGCCGGCTGGCGCGGCCGACTGGTTCCGCGACTGGCTGGCCGAAGCGCACCTCATCGCGCGGAGCGCGCCTGGTCTCGGGAACCCGCTCGACCTGACCGTGACGGAGTTCGATCGGCACCTCGCACTAGCGGCGACGGGCGGCGAGGTCGATGAAAGGCCGTGGCATAGGCGCTACATCGAGGAGGCAGTCCGTTGAAGGCCGGCGAGATCGAAATCAATGTGATTGCGAACTACTCGGCGCTCGACGGGCAGCTGGCGGAAGTCGTCACGGCTGCGGGTGGAGCGGGCGGCGACGCCGGCGACAACTTCGGCGCGAAGTTCCAGACCGCGACCGAGCGGTACGCGGAACGCACCGCGATGGAACTCCGCTCGAAACTGACCAAGGCGGTCGGCGCGCTTGCCATCGGTCAGGCGCTCAACGCGGGACTAAAGGCAGCGGCCGAGGGCGGCGACTGGGCCGAGTCGCTGGCGAACACCATCAAGTCCATCCCCGTGGCGAACATCGCCTACGAGTTGATGGAGAACCTCGGAAACCTCCTTACGGGTTCCGCGCGCGATTCGATGGAGGCGCTCGAACTGGAGGCCGAGGCGAAGGCGCAGAAGATTCGCGCCAAGTTCCTCCAGGACCGGCAGGGCGCGCCAGCACAGCAGGAGGAGGCGCTAGCCACCGCGCGCGCCCGCGCGGAACTCTCTGACGCCAAGCGGCTCGGCGACGCGCGCAAGGTCGCAGACAAGGAAGCCGTCCTCGCGTTCCGCGAACTGGACTCGAAGCGCGCGAAGGAAGTCGCCGCGATCGAGGCGCTACAGAGGAAGGAACTCGCCACGCTCACGCGCGATGTGCAGCGAGCGGAGGCGAAGGAACGGCATCAGGCCGAACTAGATGCGGTCCTCGAGCGCTACCGCGTCGAGTACGACCAGATCGTCAAGAACCGGCAGGCATCGTTCGACATGGCCTCGGAGAACGATCGCAAACTCGCCGAGAAGAAAGCCGAGGACGAGCGCAAGGTCGCCGAGGCCGCGCAGTCGGAGATCGACGACATGATCGCCTTCATGGAGGAGCGATCCGCTCGAGCGGCCGAGGAGATCGCCGCGGAGACGCAGAAGTCGATCGACGCGATGACGCAGCAGGCGGATGATCTGGAAGAGCAACGGATGGCCGCGGCGCAGGAGCAGGGAACGGCGCAGACCGCATTCGGAGCCTTCCGCTTCTCCGCGTATACGGATGCCGAGAAGAAGCAGAACGACCAGTCGATCCTCACGGAGATCAGGTCGATCCGGCGTGAGGTCGGATCGCTCCAGACGAGCGGAGGGCCGATGTAATGGCGCAGCAAGTCGTCGAATCAGAAGAGTCCCGCAAACTCGGCAACTCGGGCGGCATCCTGCGCGGTACGCGGGTGTTCTTCATCTGGGATGATG